AGGCGACCTTTGGTTTGATACAGATGATGCTAATAAACAATATAGATGGAGTGGTAGCGCTTGGGTAGCCGTTGTAGATACAAGAGTAGCTGCAAATGCCACTGCTGTATCTAATTTATCTACAGCTGTAGGTCTAAGTGGCTCTACTTCTACCAAAATTACTGCTTTAGAATCTACTGTAAACCATGGTACAACTGGTGTAGCTGCAACTGCTAGTGCTGTTAATCAATTAGAAACTACTGTAACTGCTATACCTGTGAACTTTAGTCAAGCAACTGCACCTGGTGCTTCGGGTCTTACAATAGGGGACTTGTGGGTAGATACAGATGACAAACAATTATACAGATGGGATGGCAGTAACTGGCAAAGTATAAGAGACAGTTTGACCACATCCCATGCTGGTCTTATATCAAGTCTGCGAACAGATGTAGATGGCAACGCTGCAGATATAACTATTAATCAGACAGCTATCTCTGATGAAACAAGTGCAAGAGCTGCGGCAATAACCGGAGTCAATGCTTCTATTGCTACAAAAAACAAAACCTTTATAGGAACAAGTGCTCCTAATGCGTTAGCAGCAGGTGATCTATGGATAGATAGTGATGATGCTAATAAATTATATAGAGCTACTGGCACAGGAGCTAACAATTGGGTAGAAGTTAGAGATACAGCTAATGATAATTACCCAAGGGTGTTTACACAGAACGATCCACCAACAGCAATAAACACAGGTGATATTTGGTTTGATACTAACGACAGCAACAAACAATACAGGTGGAGTGGTAGCGCCTGGGTAGAGGTACGTGATGTAACTACAAATGCTAGTGTTACTACTTTATCTAATGCTGTTACGGACATAGAAGGTAATGCAGCTGCTTCGTATGTATTGCAAGTAAATGCTAACGGTGCTGTTGCTGGTATGGTTATTGAAGCTAATGCTTCTGACTCTGGTACGGGTACAGCCGTACAGTTTCAGGCAGATAAGTTTGCTATATGGGATGGGTCGGGTGCTTCCTCTACTAACTCTGTAGCTCCATTTATTGTTGACTCGGGCGTTGTATATATAGACACAGCTAGAATTAAAGACGGTACTATACAAAGTGCGAAGATAGATAGTTTAACCGCTGGTTTAGTCAATGCTGTTGACATCGATGCTGGTTCTATAACAACGGGTACTTTAGATGCTACGCGTATAGATACTTCGATTATAAGAGCAACTGATTTATCTAATAACACCAGCACGGTAATACACGGGGGTAATATAACTACAGGCAATATTGCTGCTCAGTTCCTAGATGCAAACCTTATAGTGTCCTCGGACCTAGGTTCGGGTGGATCAACCGTGATCGACGGTTCACGTATCACGACTGGTTTAATTAATGCTGACCGTATCAACGTTACAGACTTAGTATTACCGTCAATAAACAAAGTTGTATCTGGTACAGCGATAGGTGGCTTTGCTGTTAACACTATGAGACTAGCTCAGGTGGGAGAAATAGGAACAGAACGTGGTATTTATATGGGCTATGTAAGAGTCTTTGGGGGTAGTGGCCAGGTTAAAACATTAAGTATTGCTGTAGGGGATGGCACTTATTCAGCAAGTGGTTCAGGTGTACAAATGTCTGGAGCGAACGGTGCTTACAGTAATCACCCTGACTCTGGTACTCTGCCAATGGCCGATGAGGGGGGATTGCAATATCATTCTAATAGAGCAGAGTATTGGGCGGGTATAGCTAGATTCCAAACTACTACTGCTATAGCCCAGATACCAGTTACCTTTATAAAAAGAAGTGGTACTAGTGCCCCTGCTCATGTATATGTACATGCCCAGGGTGATGGCGGAACTAGGTATTTATTAAAAGTAGAATATGCATTCCAAAGACTTGCACTAAATCAACCTAGCCAATTTACATTTAATAATCAAAGTAGTGTTGCACAAAGCACAGTGTTTACATCTAATACCATAACGCTTTCAGGAAATGGATTTTCTGGTGGTACAGCTGTACTTACTGGTGACAGCACTGCTAAGATGAGTATAAACAGCGGCACTTATGTAACAGGCTCAGCTACTGTTCAATCAGGTGACACTATTTCTTTACGAATAACAAGCGCAAGTACTGCGGGTACTGCTAAAACTGCTGCACTAACTATTACAGATGTAGTAGATTACTTTACAGTTACTACTACATCTAGTGGCGGTGGCGGTGGCGGTGGCGGTGGCGGCGGAGGACCAAGCTAATGAGTTTTTCATTTACAATAGGCGATATAACAACAACTACGCCTTGGGAAAGGCCAGACAAAACTAAGCTAAATGCTTGGTATGATGACTTTAAAAAGGTAGCAGGTTTTGGTAGTTATACTTATTTAGCAGGGGATGCGTTATTTAATACTGAGACTTGGGACGCAGATATAATAGTAACAGGTTCGATTACAACTAACACAGAGCTAAGAAATTTATTAAGAGAAGGTATTCGCTTAGGGTTTGAACACAAACAACTCGTAGATATTTTTTATGTAAACAACACTTTTACATACCAAGGCGGCTTTGAATCTTTTTATAAATTAAGAACTTGGCAAAGTTATAGAAAAACAGAAAACAGTGTCGTAACACTCGATGAAACCGTTACAAGCCAACAAATTATTTCAGGGTTGTACAAAGTACAATACAACGAAGCACCTAGTTCTTATAACTACTGGAGAGATATGTATTGCAAAGGTGTATACCCAAACAGTCGAAGAGCTTTAGCTGGAGTATTAGATGGCACTGCATAATTTTAATTATACTTATGCTTTTGTAAGTAGAACTGTAGCTGTAACAGAAACAGGAGTACCTGTGGTTGATTCAGTAGTTGTAGATATCACAGCTATAGATCAGGCTGACAACACTAAAACTATAACAACAAGAGAAGAACGTGCACTAGATCATCATTCACTTTTGAAAGGTGCGTTGCCAGATTCTTTTGTTGCTTGTAGAGATGTTACAGAGCAACAACAAATAAACTGGTTTAAAGCAGGCGTAGCAACAGCTGACCTAGATGGCTTTTATACCTGGCAGCTCTACGGGCATGCAGAAATGGATGGAACGTGATAATATAAGACATGGCATATAAAAAGAAAACAGCAAAGAAACCTATAAAAAAGAAGTCTCTTACTAAAAGACAAGAGGCATCTCTTAAAAGGCATTCCAAACACCATACTGCTGGGCATATGAAGTTTATGAAAAGGCGTATGCTTTCGGGCGATACTATGAGACAGGCTCATAAAAAGGCACAAGCTAAAGTAGGTAAATAATGTACGAATACAGTTGCGGCATAACTAGAGTAGTAGACGGCGATACGGTAGACGCAGAAATAGATTTGGGTTTTGACATTGTTTACAAGTCTCGTGTACGTTTATATGGCATAGATACACCAGAGTCACGAACACGTGATTTAGACGAAAAGGCTAGAGGCAAGCTTGCTTCTAAGTTTTTATCGGATGCAATACTGCATGCTGACTCATTAAAAATTAAAACAAAACTAGACAAGAAAGGGAAGTTCGGTAGAGTTCTAGGCGTCATTGTTGCAGATGACGTAGATCTAAACCAAGCGATGATTGATAACTATTTAGCAGTTGCTTACACAGGACAAAGCAAAAGCGATATAGAAGATGAACATTTAGCAAACAAGGAGGAGCTGTTAAAGCTTGGTAAATATGAAGAAGTTATTAGCTAATATAGTTGGGAGCGTAGCTCCAACATTAGGAACTGCATTAGGCGGCCCGTTGGGTGGTATGGCAGGAGACGTTATATCTAAAGTGTTAGGAGTAGAAAACACTCCAGCGGCTTTAGAAAAAGGAATAGCAGCAGCTACCCCAGAACAACTACTTGAAATTAAGAAAGCTGAAAAAGACTTTGAAGCAAAGATGAAACAGCTTGATGTAGATATCTACAAACTTGAAACAGAAGAAAAACAAGACGCACGGAAGCATTTTTCTAAAGACTGGACCGCCCGTATTATGGGCATAGCAGTTGTAGGTGGCTTTATGGGTTATATATTTTTAGTTACTTTACAACCGCCAGAACAAAACAGCGAAGCCTTGATTAATCTTGTGCTAGGCTACTTAGGTGGGTTAGCATCCGCAGTCATATCTTTTTATTTCGGGGCTTCGCACTCAAACGATAAAGATAAATGAACGAAGCCGTAACTGTTATCCAACAGGTTGGTTTTCCTATAGCAGCAGCTCTAGGGTTAGGTTGGTTTATCTATCAATTAATAATGCGAATAGTTGACGGCATGGAGACTAAATTAGACGTAGTTGATGAAAAAGTAGCAGAACAAATAACTGCTATGGAACTTAGGCTAGGTACAAAACTTGACTCTCAGCATGGAATACTAGTAGCATTAATAGATAGAATACGTAGTTTGGACAATGAAATCATTAGACAAGATACGTTAATTAAAACTATTTTAGGAGTGCCACAGCTGATTGATAGCAACAAGATAGCTAAAGCAGACAGAGATGACCAAAGAAAAGATTAAAAGAAAAGTAGGTAGACCAAGCAAGCTCGATATACAAAGAGCAAAAGAAGAAAGAGAGAAAGACCTTATTATTAAAGGTGCAGCTATTATTGGGTTAATACTATTTATTGGAATATTTGCACAGAACTTACTGGCAGATCAAATGACTCATAAGTTTAAATCACCTTCTTTTAGCGGAGAAAATACTTCTAGCCATTATCTGACTATAGATAACGTTGAGTATACAAGGCGTATGACTATAAAGGCAGAGATAAAAGCGCTACAGGATGAGATAGAGAGAGACAAAGAAAACACAACACTAGCTAGATTCATTCGTAACCTAGAGTCAAGAATATATGCCCAGTTGTCTAGGCAGTTAGTAGAAGCCTTGTTTGGAGAAACACCAAGCGACAATGGTACAATTGAGTTAGAGGGCAATACTATTACCTATAGTGTAGTAGATGGCATAATAACTTTAACCATAGTGGACGCAGAAGGAAATGAAACAATTATCCAAATTCCTATCGGTAGCTTTACTTTCTAGCTGCGCTTCTTTACTTTTTGACCCTATAGAAAACAACCTAGGTCCAATCCAAAGAATAGAAAACGCACAAGTAGAGACGCTAGCGGTATCTAATCTTGCTTCTGTTGGCATACCAAAACGACAACCCGTAATAGCTGTATACCCTACAGGTTTTACAGACCAAACCGGACAAAGACTAAGTAATTCAAGCTATGCTTCTTTCTCTACTGCTATAACACAACTCCCAAGTGCTTATCTTATAAGAGCTTTGCATAAGGCTGGTTCTGATAACGGTGGATTTTTCACGGTAGTAGAGAGAGTAGGCCTTGATAACCTAACTAAAGAACGTCAGATCATACGAAGCACTAGAGAACAGAAAGATGAGGGTGCAGAACTAGGGGCCCTTTTGTTCGCTGGTTTAATTATAGAGGGAGGTGTGATAGGATATGAGAGTAACGTTACATCCGGAGGTGCCGGAGCACGTTATTTAGGCCTTGGCGCAACCAAAGCTTATAGAAGAGATTCGGTAACAGTACAACTTAGATTAGTGTCTGTTACATCAGGCAAAGTTTTATTGGAGACACTGGTAACAAAAACAATACTAAGTGCCTCATTGAGTAACGATGTTTTTCGATTTATCTCTGACGATACAGAGTTAGTCGAGATAGAGAGTGGTGTTGTAAGAAACGAGTCCGGAGGACTGGCTTTAAGGGCCGCCATAGAAACAGCAGTTCTGCAAATAATCAAGGAGGGTACTGAAGCAGGCTATTGGAGTATAGATGAGAAATTTAAAATTGATTGCGATGATGCTTGTACTTCCGCTATACGCGGCTGATAACGAGATATATGTAGACCAGGCCGGTGCCACATTAAACTTAGACCTAGAACAACTAGGCGCTGGGAATATTATAGGTGGGTTAAACTCTACCGCTGGTTCTTTGACCGCGCTCGACCTTGACGGTGCTACTATGACTTTAGATATAAACCAGATAGGTAGTTCTAATACTTTTTTAGGAGACATACTAGCTGATAACTTTACAGGTTTCTTTGAGTTTGATGGAGATAGCAATGACTTTACTATTCAAGTAGACCCTACTAATACTTATGGAGCTGACGGTAGTAATCTAAACATAGATGCTACAGGAGACAGTAACGACTTTACTTTAAACGTAGGCACAACAGCACTTACTGGTAACTTAGATTTAGATTGGATTATAAACGGTTCTAGTAATACATTTGATTTTGATATTAATTATGATGGCGCTACCAGTTATATGGATGTAGATGGTGACTCTAACAATGTTACTTTTGACGGCTCAGGGGCTGCCAGTGCGTATTTTTATTTAGACCAAACAGGCAACAGCAGAACATTTAACATTAAACAAATGAGTACACTTAATAATGACTGGCTTAAGATTATTTCTAACGGGTCTTCTGGTACTGTGTGTGTCATTCAAAACGACCAAGGTACAAGCACAAGCTGCTAATATTGGTGGTATATCAGAACTAAAAGGAGACGCTAGCGTATTAAGGGACCAACCTTACGGCGCTGAGTTAGACTTTAACATTCAACAAATGGATGATGTTCGTACAACTAACGGACGCGTAGGCATCACCTTTCTGGACGACTCTATTGTCCGACTAACAGAACATTCAAAACTTGTAATTACTGAGTATGTATACGACCCTGACCCATCTAAAGGTAAGATGGCTTTGCGTTTTGCTAACGGCACAGCACGTTTTGTTAGTAGTAAGCTAGGAAAAATAGATAAAAAGAACATCTCGTTGTCCACACCTACAGCAGATATAGCAATTAGGGGTACAGATTTTACTTGTACAGTAGATGAGCTAGGCCGATCACTTATTATACTATTGCCAGATGCTAACGGAGTATCTAGTGGTGAGATACTTGTTACTACTGCAATGGGTACAGTAACACTAAACAAACCTTATGAAGCTACAACTGTAAATGTATTTGAGTCTACGCCAAGTAAACCTGTTATTTTAGATCTTACGCTAGAGATTATTGATAACATGCTTATTGTTAACCCGCCTAAAGAAGATCCTTTGTATGCGGAAGAACAAGGTATTAGTAACAGCGGTGCAATATTAGATATAGACTATTTAGAGTTTGAAGACTTAGAGTTTGATTACTTAGCAGAAGATTCGCTTGAGTTTAGCGAGCTCGACATAAACTATTTAGATGTAAACTTCTTTGAGGACTTACTTGCAGTTATACAAGAGTTAGATACCTTAGGAGATCAGGCATTGGCTACTGGTTCTTTAGTTCAAGGCACACGGTTCGGGCAAGATTTAACTACCCAGATAACAACCTTTACGCAAGACGATACACTTATATTGGAAAGAGCTGTTACACAAAGCACTAAGTTAAGTTTAAATATATCGCAAGGTTATACTATAATATTATTACAGGATGGTAAGACACAACAGGTGTTAGTAAACGGTGGAGGCGACTCTACTATAAAAATTACACAAGGATCAGGATGAAGAAATGGATTTCGTTTGTAAGCATAGGAGCTCTTTGCTTACCTTTGTTATTTAACTGGCAGGCACTTGAAGTACTAAAACTAAAAACATTTGACGCACTCGTACAAACACCAGATCCATCTGGCTGGTTTGTAACTTTAGATATAACAGAAGAAGATGTAGAACTTGCGGGCGGCTGGCCTTACCCGCGTAAAGACCTTGCACGAATACAATTAGATTTATTAGAAGCAGGAGCTTTGGGTGTGGGTTGGGTTGTTGCATTTCCACAAGCAGATAGATTTGGCGGCGACCAAACATTTGCTGATGCACTTGCACAAGGGCCTAGCGTAATTGCTACGTTTGAAGGGGGCAGCTCTTATGCGCCAACTACAGGCACAGTTATATTAGGAGATGGAGAACCCATACAAGGTATCGCTTCACAAGGTGTAATTGGGAATGTGTCCGTGCTAACAGACTCAGCTTATCAGGGGCTGGCAGTTGCACGTACTGATGTAGATAATTTAGTTAGGCGTTTACCTTTATTGCTTCAAACTCCAGATGGTTGGACTCCGTCTTTTGGAGTGCAAGTTATTAAAATGATTAGTGGCGCAGATACGTACATTATTAAAGGGCAGCAAGGTCAGATAGAAGAGCTTACTGTACCTAACTATTCAGAAATACCAGTAGACAGCATTGGTCGTAGATGGGTATCTTGGATCGACACTCCGAGCACTAGCCTGGAAGAGATGAATGTACGGGATAAGTTTGTGTTTGTAGGTGTAAGCGCAAAAGGTGTTATGCCTCAAATAGCTACGCCAGTTGGCTTGTTGTACCCCCACCATATACAAGCCGCGTTAGCTGAGAGCATGACGGTAGACGTGCCAGCAATACCAGGCACTGCGTTACTATATGAATTACTTATATTAGTAACTGTACTATTATTAGCTGTACTTATAATACGTACGCTAGGGCTCGTCGGAACTCTTGTAGGGATCGTGGGCCTTGGTACTTTGACCACGGTCGGTGGTTGGTATCTTATAACATCAAACATACTTATTGATGTAAGTTATAGTATATTATCAATGATACTTATATCTGTACAAGAATTCTACTTACGGTTTAACGAACAATTTAAACTAAGACAACTAATAAAGAAACAGTTCGAGCATTACTTAGATCCACGCCAGGTTGCACGCTTACAAAATAATCCTGAGCTACTAAAGCTAGGAGGAGAAAAGCGTAGGTGTACATTTTTATTTACAGACGTTAGAGGGTTTACAAATTTATCTGAGAAACTAGAACCAGAAGAAGTTACTAGTATTATGAATAAAGTTCTTACCGTACAAGTACAATGTGTCCAGGCACATGGCGGTATGGTAGATAAGTTTATAGGCGACGCATGTATGGCCATCTTTAATGCTCCCCTGGATTTAGATGAACATGAAAAACGTGCTGTCGCCTGTGCTCAGGATATGCGTACGGCTATTCGCATGCTGCAAAAAGAACTGACCGAACCAATTGCAATAGGCATTGGTGTAAATACAGGTGAAGCGGTAGTGGGTAATATGGGAAGTGACACAAGGTTTGATTATTCGGCAATAGGAGATGCTGTGAACACAGCTGCACGATTAGAGTCTGCTACGAAAGAAGCAGGAGTTGATTTATTGATCGGAGAGTCAACACGTAGAAAAGTACCAGAAGCTACGTTTTGTAAAAAAATGTATGTGAAGGGAAAGAAGAATGCGTTAAAGGTGTATACTATTTAAATGGCTAGAGATTACAAAGCAGAGTATGCAAAGTACCAAGGTACACCTGAACAAAAGAAAAGACGTGCTATGAGGAATAAAGCAAGACGTCATTGTATAAAAAAAGGTTTGGTAAAAAAAGGAGATGGAAAAGATGTACATCACCGTAATGGAAATCCTATGGATTGCAATCCGAAAAACTTACAAGCTAAAAAAGCGAGTTCGAATAGATCTTTTGCACGTACAAAAAGTGCTAGAAAAAAGAACAAGACAGGGTAATGTTAGAAAAATACATAGAAAACTACCTTAAACGTAAATCTGAACGATTATTTAGAAAAGGCCAAAAAATGGCCTCACCAGAGCTCGTACACGGCGTTTTCTTTAGGGTAGTAAGGCCTAAGCTTCAGTTTAAACAACATTTTAATAGCTTTTATCATAGATTCTTCTGAGAGGTTTTGTCTTTTTTACAAGTTTCAACTAGTTTATTTAAGTACCATTGAGCTTTTTCAAGGTCTTGGGTACCATTTTTGTATTCATAACGCCACATATACTTTAAAACATTACCTTTTAAGTAACCTTTAAAAGCGTCAGGCGTCATACTTTCTTCTATTGCTACGATGCACTCCACGTTTCCCGTATTATAGTGTGGGGGCGAGTTAACCATGTCAGTCATTTTTATCTCCTATACAAAATTTAGTTAATACCTCTATATAAGTTTTAAAAGGTATTGAGTTTTTATTAAATTCTTTAAGCGTTATATGTTCAACTGTAAAATCTTCAGTAACGTACACAAGATCTCCAGATGCAAAAACAGCGTACGTAAATATATTATGTTCTGCTTGTTTAGATAACCATATTCTTTGTTGAGCTGATAAATTTATTTTAATTTTTGATGTGGGTTTGGAAGGGAGCGTATCTTTGTATTTATATTCGATAAAACAGTGATTAGTTCTACCAGAGTAAAAAGTATCTGCAACACCGCCATGATAGGGGTCATTGATTTTCCAACGGTAAATCTCCTTGGGTAGGTGTTTGTGTACTTTATTAATGAACTCCTTTTCTTGCACATAAAAATTATAGCATACGTACTTGGGCGCGAACCATTCGTTCGCACCCGTACGAGTACTTATTTAAGCAAATGATTTCTCATAGAATGATTTTGCTGCGTTATAAGCGTCTTCATTTAACCAACCAACAGTAGAAATGCTTATGTTCATAAAAGCTTGTCCTTTTCTGTTAGCAGTTGCAACTGATGACATCTTCCAAAGAGAGGCGAACCTATCTCCAGCAAGTTTCATTATTTGAGTATTCCATTCTCTAGACACTCTTAACTTAGATGAAGCGCAATCAAATAAGAAAGGTATATCAGATATAGAACCTGTTTTTTCATCTACTTTAAGTAAAGTATGCGTTTGAGTCTGAATAATTTCAGCTTCTTCTGGTTTTACTTTTTGTTCTTCTAAAGCGGCTATTGCTTCTGCTTTACTAGGATAAGTACCTAACAAACCTCCACCTGCTTCACGCTTTTTCCAAGCTACAAACTCTTCCTTAAAATGCACATTTACAATAAGCATTTCTTGGCCATAGTTTTCACCAGTTACAGTGTTTATAAAGTCGCCAACTTTGGCGCCGTCCATATAATCACTGTGGTTTTCATCAACTTCATTAGACATCTTTTGAAGTTGTTTTACTCTAGGTACTGAGAGATGTTCTGAACTTACATTCTCATTACCTAACCCGCTACCTAATTTAATGTGAGCTGGTAGCTCTGTGCTCACTATACTTATATCTTTAGACATGTTTCATGCTCCTTTTTTTCATCGATATATTATTATTATGCTGACCTAAAATTAATTCGGGTCAACTCCGTACTTACAACGCCAGGAACATCCATTCCTAGTGCGATAAGCTCTCTGTAGGCCGTTGCAGACATACGCTTTTGCAGTAGTTCAAACTGATTAGTTTTTGCTACATGCTCTTGCAGTAAGTCCCAATTTTCTACGGTTGGTACAATTTCGTTTTTCAACGATATTGTACATACATCATTAGAGATCCTGTCGAGCCCTTGCTCTTGCATCCTAATGCTGATTTGGGTTTCTAGCTCACGTTGCTCTGTTTTAAGAAGTTTTTCTTGCGCTTGTACCGCTTTAACTTCATTTCTTACATTTGCAACTTCTGCTAGTAAATCTGTTAGTTTTTTATTTTCCATAGTTTTTCATCTCCTTTAAGATATGTAATAAATTTTCCATACGCCCTAATTTAGTATTTAGTTTTTTATAGACTTCAGGTTCCCAAGTGTCTTTAGCTTGTATTAATATAGTTTCAGTCTTTTGAGTTTGTCCTGCTCTATATATACGTTGATTAAATTGTTGAAAATGTTCTGCGTTGTATGTAGGCGAACACCAAATAACTGTGTTTGCACGTGTTAGTGTAAGTCCATGCGAAGCTGATTGTGGATGGCAAAATAACACTTGTATTTGTCCTGCTTGATATCTTTGAACAATATCAGTTCTATGTTCTGCTTTTACTGAACCGTCAATAAGAGCATACGAAATATTATCTCGTTCTGCTATTTTTATTAATGCATCACGTTCGTGTTTCCAGTTGAATGCTACAAGACTGTGTGCACGTTGGGCCACAAGAGTCATTACAATGTCATAGCGTTCCTGGTGTATAAATTGAACAAGGCTATCTTCATCATATACAGCTCCTGTAACAAGCTGCAATAGTTTTTTAACTCTTGCACCTGCATGAACTGCATTTACAGTACCAGCTTTAGTATACAAAACAGATTCTTCAGCCAGTAACTTATATTGTTTTTGTATATTAGGAGTAAGTTTAGTATTAATAGTACGTACAATGTTATCTGGTAAATCCATACATTCAGTTAGACTGTATCGTATTGTTATATCTTTTAACAAATCTGCTACTGTTTCTTCTATACCAGGTTTATCTATCCACTCATTAGCAAAGCCATTAAATTTTGGTGTACACACTTGGTTTCTAAAAGCAAAGAAACGTGCACCTAATCTTTGACCGTCATCTACTATGTATGTAGGATGCCAAATATCAAGAATAGTATTACTATTAGGCGTACCTGACATTGCAATTCTATTGTCAAATAAATCAGATAACTTAGCCATATTTTTACTACGTTTTGCAGTACGATTTTTAAATGCTGTAAATTCATCAATAACTAAAGTGTTAAAATTAGTAAGAAGTTTTTTATTTTTAATAAGAAAGTTAACAGCTTCAAAGTTAGTAATAACTAAATCTGTAGTACTAGTTTCAAATACTTTTTGTCTGTTTTTAGCATAAGCTATTTCATATGTAAGAGCAGGTGTAAACTTTTTAATGTCTTCGCCCCATGCTGCTTCTAAAATAGACAAAGGTGCTAATACTAAAGTACGACCTTTAAAATCTTTAATTGCATCTAAAACTGCACGAGTTTTACCAGTTCCTGGGTCGGAAGTAATCATACATTTTGGGTTGTCTACGATAAAGTCCGTAGTTACTTGTTGGTGCTCGTAAGGCACAGGTATATTGTCCATCTTTCATTCTCCATGTTGTACAGTATTCTGTGTTATTTGGGTGAATACCGTAAATTAATTATAACTTAGGTTTGACCCCATTGGCAATAGGGTTCATAACCTTTGCCGTAAGTGCACCATTTACAATTGTAAGTGCTAGGGTTTGGGGGGAACTTTGTAGCTGTTGTCATTTCAATAGCACGTTCGTGGAGCTTGGGCATAAATACCATAGCTTCGTCACGTGTGTAAACTTGCTCCATAGTTGTTCCATGGTCTAAGTACCATATTTCTGTTTTTACCATTTCTAAGTCGGGGTATCTAAAAAAACTACCAATAGCATATATTAATGCTTGTTGGCTGTGTGCTATTTCATTACCAAATTGCTTACCAGTTTTGTAATCTATAACACGGCCAGAAGTTTCTGATTCATGTACAAACGCATCTAATTTAATACGCGCCCATACATCAGGTGCCATCCAACCGCATGTTTTCCAGTTAATAGTAAATCCCCAGTCTCCTTCTAGTTCTACTTTTGCTTGCGCAAACAACTCATGTAAAGATTTAAATTGGTTTTTAAATTTTTTTAATGAGTCAGGTAACTCAGGTAATTTACCTTGTACATAGTCTTCAGCTTCTGTGTGTATTTCTGTACCGCGAGCTGCGGCTGGGCCGAAGTCTTCTGGTATACGTTTTACTTTAGAAATGTAGGTTCTGTAAGCACAGGATTCAAAGGTTTTTAAGGCCGAGTAAGACCATGCTGGTACATGTCCTAGTTCAAGATCCTCCGTGACCTCAACCGTTGAGATAAGGTCTGGACGATTAGGCTGTGTTACTTGCTCCGTCAATTAAGTTTAAATCCCTTTCGTCGAAATGTTCGTTTATTAATTCCTTTCTAACATTATTATCTATTTTCCAAGTTAATACAACTCCGCGTGGTATACCTGCATTACGATCTTTGCTGATACGTTTACGTGCAGTTTTAATATTAAGCCTGGACATACGTTTAGAAAAATCTCTTTGTGACAATGTATTACGACTGTCAGTTAACGCGTCATACACAACTTTAAAGTGTGCAAGAGGTATTACTTGTTCAGAACCTACATCAGATAACCAAGATTTAACATATCTTTGTGCCGTACTTATCCCGCCAGCGTCAAACGTGTTTGTAAGAGGTATATCTAATACATCTGTAAAATATTCTAGATTGCGAGTTCGAATAGCGTTTGCACATTCTTCTATAATAGACATAGAAATTTCTTTCATTTCTTTTTTTGCGTCGTTTTCTAAAGCTGTGTGAGCCATACGTTCATTTACTTGAAACTTTTGTAGTACTCCTGCAAGTATATAAAGTTCAGTGTCTAATACATCTAAGTTCTCTAATAAGTCTGGATATACTTCTTCTATTTTTTGTTCTTGCCTTGGTGCTACGTTATAACGTCTGTCGCTATCTTCTATTTTAACTGCATCTGCTCTGTTTGTAAGAAACAAAAAGTTTGTAAAAGAAGGCAATTCGATTTGGTTTGTACGCATTGCTCTGATGGTAAGATTAGGTTCTGTAATTTGATGTTTTAGTTTGTCGGCCATTTTACCTACTGAACCAGAATCAGCCATACGAAATTCGTCAACTACTAGAAATAAAGCTTGTCTCATATATAAATTAAATTGTTCTTCTATATTTTCTAATGCTCGCATAGGAGTTTGTTGTTCACCAAATAAAGGTTTAAGTATTTTGTGTACAAACAAACCTTTACCAGTGCCGGGTATGCCCGTAAATATCCACGCGGTCATTGCTTTCTTTTTGTTTTGATAAATATAAGCTAACCAATTAACAAAATGTTCAAATTCTGGTTTACCATTTCCTAAAGTATGCATAAGTAATTTATAAAAATTAGGTGCAATCTTTTGGATTTGTATGGCTTCACCGTACGTAAGTTCTTTTACATTTTCTTCTGCACGCTGCATGTATTTTGTACGGCGAAACAAATTAACATAATAAGGAACTTCATCTAATTGAATACCTTTTTCATCTGTTGGGTCGAATACAACTTTTGCGTCAGGTATATAGTCCATGTTAGGTCTAGCATGCGAACGCATAAAGTCATTTATAGAGTTTTTATTAGTTGGAGTAAGAGGGTAATCATCACTAAATTGCTGTTTAGTTTCATCAAATACGCCATTAAAATAAGTATCTGTGTAAAAGTCTCTAAGAGCTACTGGTTTTTGTTTTGCTTCTGTGTCAAGTTGGTCAGCAAATATATCAAAAATACTTTTGTAAAATTCAGGATCTGCTTTTTCTATTTCCCATACAGGCTCTCCTTTAAAGTTGTACATATAGTGTGGGTTAGTTAATAAAAAGTAATAACCTCCACTATCGCCTCCATTAACATTACAGTTAACAAAAGGTTCAGACACGCGCGACACTTGAATCGTCATTTTATCTGGGTTTTGTAATACTTCTTGTGTTTCACCTGCAACATTGACCGTAGCTACTTTACCTGCTCTCTTTGGAAGATTATTTTTCTTCCTTAAGTTATCTTTAATCTGCAGACCAAGAGTATGAACTCTTTCGGGATTAACTCCAATTAAAGATGAGGAGATTTCGAGAGTTGATGAACTACGGTCAACCTTGACAAATCTTCCTTCTGGAAAAGGGTCTTTAACACCTGTAAATTTAGGTGGTGCTATATAAATAAGTTTACTGTTATCTGCGACTGATGGGTCTAATATATAAGTAAGACTTTGACCATTAGCTGATAAACTAATCTGTTCTGCTAAAAACTCAGAAGTATAATTAACTAAACGAATGTAATCTTTTAATGTTTTTGGGTGAACTGGCATGTCTAGAAAGAAAAACAAGTGTAATGATACTGTATCTTTCTTGACGCCTAAAGATGCGCTAGCTTGTGCAATGTAGCTTACGTTATGGAATACTTCAGGTAGCTGTAAAATAATTTTATCGGCTAAAGCTTGAAGGTCTCCAGGGTTAGATGTACGTAAACCGTCTACATCAAGCACTAACATTTCTGTAGTAGAAGCCCTGTCGGACATAAACGCCCGGGGTTCGTTATCTAAAGTACGTTTTAAATTACCTTTGTGTAAACAATGTCCTTTGCTTGCAGCTTCTGTAAGCAATGTATATAGTTTTGTTAATCCTTTTTTGTCTAGTGAAACGTCATCTGAATATGAACTAAAGTTTTTTACTAGTGGGTAAGGTTTTGACCCTTCTTTAAGTATTTCTTTTGATAAAGCTTTTTTAGCTTTTAAAAATGTTACTTGCATTTTAAATCTCCTTTTTTAAATATATCTCCTGTCTGTCAATGCGTACACTTGAGTCTGCTTCAAATGCTAATTTACATTGACTAGTAGCTATGTCGGTGACGGTTACCGTGCACAAGACTTGATCGCCATCGTGCACGACAACTTTGTCGCCTTTTTTTCTTGTTAATATTAAGTTTTTATTTGTCATAAACTTGGCTTACGCCGCCTTCTGCATCGAGCGGTAAATCCGAACACCACTCTGGCGGTGTGCGCATGATTTCTATTATTTGTTTCATTGTAGCATCTGAATCTGTTTCAGAGCCAATTGCTATAATTTCATCATGTACCTGTAATACAATATCTACTTGTGGCAAACTTTGTACGTCTAACATTTGGTCAGTAATTACAATACGTGCAAGAGCCTGGACTACATTTTCTGTAAGTCTAGGGCCATGGGTTCTTATATAATCTCTTTCGGTTTTATATATAAACTCTCCACGTGTGTAAGTTAGATCAGGATATTTTAAATGCATGCCGTTTGGTAACTCTAATGCATTTGGACGAACAAACAAAGGGCCATATTTCATGCCATTTGATTTTGGTGTAATCATTTCAAATAACATGTCTTTCATTCCAGACCAAAGTTGAGGAACATTAGGATACATTGCACGATACTGTTGGACAATAGATTGAGCAGCAGAATCTGAAAGTTCTACAGAAGGTGAACCTGTTTTAAGTGTAGCTTGGAATTTAACATGACCCATTCCATAACCTAAACCTAAAATAGCTGTTTTACCTACGTACCTTTCTAGCTTGTCTTGCTTAGTAATTGTACGACCATATATTTCAGACGCAAACTCACAATAAACATCTCTACCTGTAGCAAAAGCATCTAACAAATCTCCTTCTTTAGATAACCACGCAAGCATACGTGCTTCAATGTTAGAAAGGTCAGCTATAAATAACTTTTGTCCTTGAGGGGCCATTAGTGCCGTACGAAGCTTAGATCCCCGGGGAAGGTTTTGTAAGTTAATTTTATCAGAACCACCAAATCTACCTGTGTGTGCAGCGTAATAACGAAGCGGTATACTAAATGTGCCGTCAGGGTTGCACGAATCAATAAACCTTTGCGCACGCGTTTCTTCTATACGAGACTTAACAAGTTCACGCGCATCCCATACGTGTTTGTACTCAGGGTACATATTACACATTTGAATGTACGCAGAATCATTTTTACCGAACGCAGGTATTTGCTTACCTGTAGTTGGGCTTTTCTTTGTAGGCACTGTAATATTTAATTCTTCTAAGTGTGCAGCAAACTTTTGTTGGCTAGCAAGCACTTCTCTAGTTGTACCACTAGCCTCTATCCCTGCTGCAGTTTTGATGGCTATTTCATCTTTGTACGTAGTCAACGAACCCCGGTCAAGTATTAGTTTTGGTTCTACAAACATACGTACCGTAAGATCTATAAGGTCAAATTCTTTGTCCGGATATCCACGTGCATAACTCTGGAAGAGTTCGTACGTAAGATCTAC